CCAAGTACTTGTTCGATAGGTACGAGAATCTGCAGGAGGGATTTCTAACTCGTGCGAGAACAAAGATTGTCTGTGGAAAGACGTTGGCGGACGTTTCTGCCAAACTGGGATTTCACAACTGGGTTCAGATGGATGAAAAGGGAATGAGAAATGGATGGAACAACAATCCAAAGATTCTTGAAGATGTCTTTGAAGCATTCGTGGGTGCCATCTACTTGGATCTTGGAATGATCGAAGCCAAGAAGTTCGTCCTGGGCGTCCTGGATAACCCAGATCTCATCCGCTTGGATAGGCTGATGGTGGATGACAACTACAAGGACATCCTGATGCGTGTCTGTCAGTCTCAGAAGTGGGATCTGCCTGAATATCGTCAACTGGATCATGTGGATGCCACCAAGTTCAGGGTGGGTGTCTACGTCCAGGGACATCAGTGGGGGACCGGAAAGGGATCCACCAAGAAGGAAGCCGAACAGGCTGGAGCCTACTTCACCTTGAAGCGACTCGAGGAGAAACTTGAAAAGAGACTGGTACCATCCAAGCGACCTAATGCCATGATTAAAAATGTCCACAGAAAGTAATAATGAAGGTCGCCCTTATCAATCCTATTTCCAAGACAGTCAATGAATTGTGCACTGGTCACGAGGTTCGTGCTTGGGGTCGCAAGTCGGGTAATGTGATCGTGGATGTCCCGACTGGATTCCCAGTGAAGTCCATCTCTGACGTGAAGGCTTTCGGTCCAGATGTGGTTGTTGTGGAGAAGCGCGGGAATGGCGTTTTCAGGGAGTTTGCCAAGAACTTTGACAAGGTCGTGGATGTCGAGGGTCTTCGTTTGATTCTTTCTGCGGTCCCCGAGCCCGTGGTGGTCAAGGAGGAGCCGATCCCCGAGCCCGTTGTGGTCAAGAAGGAGCCTGTCCCCGAGCCCGTGGTGGTCAAGAAGGAGCCTGTGCCCGAGCCGGTCCCCGAGCCGGAGGTCGTCGAGGTTGCAGCGGCTGCCGTCTCCGAAGTTGAAGAAGTTATTCAGGTTGAGGAGCCCAAGCCTAAGAAGTCATCATCTTCACGAAAGAAGAAGAGCCCTACCAAGTCCTCCACTTAAACATTAGAGCCCTATGCTAAATAGTATGCATCCACAAGCGGAGAAGTTTTTCAACAAGACTTATCCTGAACAACGTTCCGATGCGTGGTTCAAGATGAGGGGCACGATGCTCACGGCATCCGATGCCGGTACAGCGATAGGTGTGAATCCCTATGAAAAACCCGAGAAGTTGATTCTGAAAAAGTGTGGCGTCAGTGAACCCTTCAATGATTGGGCGACTAAGCACGGTCAGAAGTATGAAGATGAAGCCCGGCAGATTTATGAGGAACGGCACAATCAACAGGTCTTTGAGATTGGTCTTGAACCCCATCACACCCTCGACTGGATCGGTGGGTCGCCCGACGGCATCACCCACTCTGGACGACTTTTGGAAATCAAGTGTCCAAGGTCACGAGCCATTGGTGACGGAACACCACCCGAATACTATTATGCACAAATTCAGGTACTGATGGAATGCCTCGAGTTGGAAGTCTGTGACTTTGTGCAATATCGACCTGCCGAAATCACCTACCCCAAGCCTGCCGAGTTTGTCTGCGTGGAGATTCCACGGGATCGCGAGTGGTGGGCGACCAACATGCCGATCATGAAGGCATTCTGGGAGAGGGTCCTGTGGCACCGCGAGCATGGTCACCAGGAACTGCTACCGGCACCCAAGCCTACGATCGATGATCTGATCAAGGAGATTGAAGGTCTCGAGGGACAACTCACCAAGGTGAAGAAGATGGCTCTCGAGATCGCCAAGGAACATTCGACCCTGAAATCGGGTCGGTGGTCTAACGAGGATGAAGAGTGGCTCCTGAAGAACAAGGACAAGAAATTGGAAGAACTTGCCGATCACCTGAAGCGAACGGTCAAGGCCACCAAGATGCGTCTGGACAAGTTAATCAAGGAGCAACCCAAGCAGGAGTGGACGGTCAAGGTGGTCGAGGAGGACGACATCTAAAACCCAGCTTTACTTTGAACCCACGGGAGAGTCTGCCTTCCCGGAAGATTTGGAGCGCGACAGATGAACTTGATGATGAAGTGGTTGACCTCGATGCCACCGGAAGGATTCGGAATGAGAACCCCATTCTGGTTGAACAATTTCACTGTAAGGCGATCCAAATGTTCTATAGGATGAATAAATTGTGTAATTTGATCGTAGTTGTCTCTGAATGTAATCAATTGATCCGATGCCGGAACATCTGCGACCGTGATTATGGACGCGAAGGCACCGCGAGCAATGGACTGTACCGGTGAAGTGGCCGGGGTCGTTGGTGGATCCTTGGTAAGTCGGTCGTTGAAGTTGGATTCCAGTTCACGGACTCGCATATAGAGATGTTCCACAGTTCCACGGGTATGGACGTGGAGACCCAACAAGCGTGCTTGAACCACCTGTCTCAAAGGTGTATTGAAGTACACTGTAAACGTATTGGCACTCGTTTGATCCAGAGTGTCAAAGGTTATCGTGTGATACTCGTAGTTGAAATCTGGGAGACCGGGTGTCGTGTAGGATGACCTGGCCATTATTACTTAGCCAAGAGAATAGCGAGCACCAAAAGAACGACCGCGATCGGGATCAGGATCTGAGCGTACTTGGTGGGAACCCCCATGAACTCTCTGCGAGGCAACAGGGCTCCGACGGGTTCCATGGGTTCTTCGGGATTCAATTTGTTGCGCGTGGTGGACTTGTAATAGTTGATTAACTTTCGTGCGAATGTATTTTCCGTCCCTGGTGTCAACGGCGGTGCGATTTTGGGCTCCAGACGTTTGTCCTCTTCGTCCTGTTGCTTGGTGGCGAATCGCTTGTCTTTGGTGGCTTGGACATTCAACTTGAGAACAAACTCTTCGGTGGACGCACCGGAACTTGTGAATGGGTACAACTTGAATGAACTGTCGCTTGTATCATAATAGTAGATAGATACCTTGATCGCTTCCATGACTGGCACTGTCTTTTGAACACTGATTCTGTCATTCATGGAACTCATCACGTAGTTGGTGGGACTCGCGCCGGCCAGTGCCGGGACGATCAAAGAACCGGTGTAGGCAAAATTGAAACGGTTATCAACTGAATTTACAAAAGTGACCTGACCCGAAACAGCGCCTGAATTTGCCACGTCAAGCGTTATTGTTGTTCCACTTATCCCAGTTACCTTTGCACTTGATCCTATCCCAGTTCCAGTGACGTCCATCCCGAGTTCAATACCGTTAGATGAATTCACTATTATGGTGAACTCTGTAATAGTTCCTGTTGCGCCAGTCGTTACAGTATCATTATAAGCATAAGGGTTATCTACAGTGTAAATCCGGTCAGTCAAAATCCCATAGTTGGGTACTTCCAAAACCACATAGTAAGCATGAACGTTGCCATTCACCACCGCCGACGTGCCGTTGATGTAAGGGACCGATGCAGAGACGAAACTCAGAGATTGGATTCCATAAAGGGGTGTGCTGAGATAACTGGTGAAATTGTTAGCATCGGTTGTGGATCTGTCTTTTCTGGTTGAACTGTCGATAACGATGTCGTAACTTGACATACTCTATTATTAGATTGCTTTTTTTCAATGAAGAAATCACGGAGGTCCAGGTCGTCCAACTCCTCGCTGAACACGTCGTCCAGTTCCGAGTACTCAACCTGGGGTTTAAAAATCTGAACACTTTCTTCATGTTCCAGGGGGACCAATGATTTTTCAGAATCCGTCTCGGTCTCGGTCTCACTGGAAATTGTGGCATACTCGTCTGGGTCGTATTCATAACCTTCCATTGGTTTCTACCAGACACTAGAGTTTTTCAAGGAGGACAAATGACGCGGTTCCTACTATACTCGCGCCAGTGTCTGCAACTCCATATCGTGCAAATTGAAAACCGATCTCTCTATTTCCGGTAAATTCATATACCGATGACACGAGCGTACTGGCTGTAGTATGTCCATCAGCGTTTCTTATGTAGTCGCTCACGAATATCTCTCCACTGGCTGTACCTTCAACCTGGGGCCGAACCGCAACGACGATGCGCTGGCCCGTTCCAGTAAATACAAAATTGCCAGTCACGCGCCAATATCCAGTCGACGGTAGCCGTATTGTATCGCTGCTTAATATTGTATAAGTACCACCATTGCTTATTTGTACAACAGCACCAGCTGTGGTATCGAATAAATCTCTTAAAGTAAAAGTTGTACTATCATTAACATTAGTCTGATTTGTCTGCAACGAAATCTTATACATCACGGGCGTGGTTTGAGTGACATTCGAGAATGAAATGGTTCCATCCGTTTCGACGGCCATCCTTTCGACTGCATTCCCTTCTGGCGTATTGGTGAACAATCTAAAGGTCGACGTGCTGTCTGTACCGTCACTCATCAGCACCATGTCTGTGAAGCAATTCCCATCGTCGTCCTTGAAAGACCTGAGGGCAAACTGATTCTTGGTGGTGACGTCGTAGGTGTACGAAGAGGGTGCCGCTTCCCCTATAGGATCGAAGTAACTCTTATAGGGAAATTGGGGATTAGCCAGACCAATTCCGCCAGGCATGATTACTATTAACATCTAGAATTTATGGCATTCTTTATCATAATTTCAACTGGAGTTTCGGGTTCCCAGTCAGCCCAGACACGAACCGCCTGGTTTACGCTGAGATAGCGTTCGTCGTCCCCGTCGTATTCACGGAACTCATCGTCAAATCCCATCTCGGACTCCTGCACAACCATGTCTTCCTCATCACTGTCCGATTCCTCATCTTCTTCTGGTAGGATGGATCCAAATACCCTCCCGGTGACATTCATGGCACACCACTTCATTCCATATTCCATGTCCAGTGCTGTCACAATGTTCCTACCGGTGGCCTTGCAATATTCGGCAGCCACAATCACGGAATTCTCCAGAACGGGCTGAATGGCGTTCATCGCCGCTTCAATCATCTGTGCTTCGCGGTCCATTATTATTTTTTAAAATGTCGCTTTTCTTTAAGAGAGGAACATGCAGAAGCCTCCAGTTGGATTCCGTGGCGACACTGGTATTGGTGCTCTAACCGGCTTGAGTGGTGTGGGTCAGCAAGATCTATTTCTTTATGACTTTGACTCTAAGAGGGAGTACAATTATAAGGAGTATTCTCAGGCGACTCCTTACTATAGGTTTTATAGACCGTCAGAAACTAGTTTTCTAGGAGGAGATGTTCGTTACACATTTAGACCTCAAACTATGGGCGATCTTCTCACCAGCCTCATGTTAAAATTTACATTCCCTTCGACAACCGGAACACCCACATGTTTAAAGAACCTCGGTCTTTCTATGATTAAAAAAATAGATTTGATAGTGAATGGGAATGTAATACAATCGCTTAAAGGTGATTGGATGTCAATCTATGAATCAATGTATTCTAATCAACAGGACCGTGAAAACATATTGAATGTTTCTTTCAATCTCGGTGCCAAGTATGACACTCAACCAATCTTGAAAGCCAATGACACATCCCAAAGGTTATTCTTTCCACTTCCGTTTTTCTTCAACAACCATTACACGGATTCGAGAGTTGACACAACATCATTTCGAGCACCCATGCCTCTATGCGCGATGTATAATACTGAAATAACCATTTACATTCAGTTTCGCGCACTCGCCGATATAGTCAGTGACACAAGTGGCTTTGCTGCTGGGGCGGATCTCACCGACTTTGCGTTCGTCACCGAAGAAGTCATGTTGACACCGAGTGAACGCTTCATGCTACGTTCTACGCGCCAAGAATATCCAGTTGAGAAGATTACAGCAGAAGAATCAGAGGTTCCGGCGGTTTTAGATCAAAAATTTCGTTATTATTTTAACAGCGCTTATTCATGCCGCGCTATATTCTGGAATCTCAAGGAAAACAAACTTGGTTACAATCCATTGTTTTTTGATTCTATCGTTGACGCGCGAATCACGACCGTGAATAAAACAGACAGAAACGAAATTCGTTTACCACTCTTTCTGCAACAATTACAGGCATACCTGCACGATTACCACAACGATGGAAGTTTCTATGGTTATTCATTTTCCGAACAACCCTTGCAAGTCGTGTTGGGAGACTATGAGTTTAGAGCACCTCGCCCTCAAAGTGCTTACATTGATATAGGACTGACGATCGCTTCTGGTGAATATGGTAATTGGAGTCAGACATTGGAAGCTGTAGGCGTTGAAAATTTCACAATTCAAAGTCAAAAAATTCTTTTGGACACCAATGTTGGATTTCAAAGTGGGGATAAACTCTTGAGCCTGGACATGAAAACGGATGGATACTTTCGCACGAGTACCGTGGGCGTTGGCATCCCGGTGACCGCTTATACAAGTAACGGAAACACTGCCAATGCACCATTCTACATGCGTTTTGATCCGTGGAATGGTTTAGACGAGGGCTACATCAAAATTACACCAGATTCTTTTATGAATATAAATACATTCGTGCCAGTAGTTGAAAATTATATTTTAACTATGTATTATCTTTCCACAAACAAGTTCGTAGTCGAAAACAGCTCCGTGGATTTTATTGATTTCGACGAGAAAACGGGGATTGTTGATGATAGAATCGAAATCGAACGCAAGGCCGCCGAAGCAAGGGCGATTGCGGAAGCCGAAGAAGAGAAGAAACGCGAAATTGAAAGACTAAAAGAAGAGGAACGGAAACAATTGGAAATGGAACTACTTGCTATTCAAAGAGCCGCCAAAGAAAAGGCAAGGCTTGAAGCGGAAGAAGCCGCAAGACTTGCCGAGGAAGAAAGAAAACGACTCGCACTAGAAGATTTAAGAATAACCGCGAATCGAAGAGCGATAAAAGACACAGAGAGAGCCAAAATTGCTGCCATTGAATACGAAAACGAAATAAAACGTTTAAAAGAATTGGATAAATCAAGGAAATCTAGGTAAATTGATTTCCGAACCTGAAAATAAAAGACGTGCTACACCATTTTCGATATACAACAAGTTTGTCGAAAGTGCGTACATGCGAACTCTAACGTCGTCACTTGTTCCATCGCTATTAGCCTTGGCG